AACAACTTTAGCAACTGCTGATCGTATGGTTATGAATGATAATGGAACTATGAAGCAAGTAGCATTAAGCGATTTGGTCACATTTTTAGAAGATGGTGCAACGTCTGGTTTTGATGTTAATGGGGGTACATATTGATAGGAGGTAACAAACACTAGGAGGTAAACACATGGCGGTCACAATCAAACTTAAAAACGCAAGTGGCAGCGACCCAAGTGCAAGTGATTTAGTCGTTGGTGAAGTAGCAATTAGAACTGATAATGGAAAATTATTTACAAAGAAAGATAACGGATCTGTAGCTGAAATATCAGGTGGTGGCGGTATAGATGATGGAGATAAAGGCGACATAACAGTATCGAACTCAGGCGACACCTTTACAATCGACAATGGAGTTGTAACATCTGCCAAGATAGCAAATGATACTATTGTAAATGCTGATATAAATTCAAGTGCCGCAATAGCTGTAAGTAAATTATCAGGAGTTATGCCTTCGGCTGGCGGTACTTTTAGCGGTGATGTTTCTTTTGGAGATAATGATATTACAAATGTTGGAACTATTGCTTTAGATACTATAAAAGGTGATGCAGATGATAACACCAATATTAACTTCGCTGGAAGTGATATTGTAAATATTAAACCAGCAGGGACAACAAGACTTCAGATAAACACTTCGGGAGTTTCAGTAACTGGTAATATTAGCTGTGATGGAACAGTAGATGGCAGAGATCTAGCTTCAGACGGTTCAAAACTTGATGGAATTGCTAGTGGAGCAACCAATGTAAGCACAGAAAATATTCAAGATGTTGTTGGCGGTATGGTTACTGGTAATACAGAAACAGGTATTACTGTTACCTACCAAGACGGTGACGGCACTTTAGATTTTGTCGTAGGAACTTTAAACCAAGATACAACTGGGTCATCTGCCTCTTGTACTGGTAACTCAGCCACAGCAACAAAACTTGCTACAGCAAGAACTATTGCAGGGGTAAGCTTTGATGGTTCAGCCAATATATCTCTTAACAATAATGCAATAACAAATGGTGCAGGCTACATAACAGCAACACTCACAAACGAGCAAGTTCAAGATATTGTCGGGGCAATGGTCTCTAGTAATACTGAAACAGGGATAACAGTAACTTATCAAGACTCAGATGGAACTCTTGATTTTGTTGTTGCCAGCCAAACAGATAATAATTTCACAACGACACTAAAAAATAAGTTAGATGGAATTGCTACAGGGGCAACTAATGTCACAAATACAAATCAATTAACAAATGGAGCAGGGTTTATAACTGCGACTTTAACTAATGAGCAAGTCCAAGACATCGTTGGCGGTATGGTTTCTGGCAACACTGAATCTGGTATTACTGTGACATATCAAGACAGTGATGGTACATTAGACTTTTCTGTTGCTTCTCAAACGGATAATAATTTCACAACAACACTTAAAAATAAATTAGATGGAATTGCTTCTGGAGCTAATGTCGGAATACCAGTCTCAGGAGGAGAATTTACAGGAGATATTACTACACATAATGTCATTCCAGATGGTCATAATACTCGTAATTTAGGGAGTTCTTCAACTAGATTTGCAAACATATTTGTTGGCGATATGCACTTTGCTAATTCACCAGAAAATGTAAATAAGGTGGATGGGACTTGGGGCGATTGGACTTTGCAAGAGGGGGAGGACTCAATATTTATGCTAAACAACAGGAATGGTAAAAAATATAAGATGAATTTAACAGAGATTGATTAAAAATTTCATATTGATAAAATAATAATAAAAATTATGAAAAACATTATTCAAAAGCAAATTCTTGAATGGAAAGAAGAATTAGCAAGACAAGTCAAAACCAAAGAACAAGCGGAAAAAGTTTTAGCTGAAGCTAATAAAACTATTTTGATGATTGAGGGTGGTTTACAGGCGAAGGAAATGTTGTTGAAGAAGATCGAACAAGAATCCCAGCCAACAGGTACAGTGGAGCTAAAGCAACAAGTAAAGCAAGAACAGTCAGACTAAGGGGGGCTGCCAATTTAATTAAAATTTCTCTTAACATTGATGGACGATATATTCTATCCAAACTTACCAGACACAAACAACATACTCAATCCACCTAAAACAATTTTTTATCCCCCTGTAGTGGAAGAACCTTTTTTAGATCCTTTGTTACTCCCAAGTCTGGAACAAGTTCAGTCGGGTTTGGGAGAAGATCAGGCAAAAACTTCTGAAGAAGAAAAGGAGCAAGGCGAGGAAGTAACAGGTATAAAGCAAGAAGAGATACCGCTGAACCTCCCAAAAAACTTAGAAAATACTTCAAATGTAGAAACCATAGGTACTTTCAATATACCTTTTTTTGGAGAATTTCCAATACCAGCACCAGAGGTCATTGCTAGTTCAGTAGTTGCGGCTGGTACAGCATCAGTTGTCACTGTAGCTGGAGGAATCGCTGCCCAAGCTGTAGTTGCTCAACTTAAAAAGATATTTAAAAAAATAATTACTAAGGTTTTGAAGAAGGAGGTTTCTTCTCTGAAGAAAAAATCTGAGGATTAGCTTTTACATAACTTCTTATATTTATTACATCACTACAAAGACCAGCAAATTTTGATTTAGGATTTATCATATAGCCGCTTGCATGGAGTTGTGAACACTTCAAGACTCTCACTAATTGCTTATCATGGACTTGTTTGCTTAATTCTTCTTTGGCTAGTTCTAGCTTTACTTTTGCTAAATCCGAACATATTTTATTATTAACTCCCAAAGGAATCATAAAAGAAATTTGACCACCCCATCCCTCGTTTATGCTGTAAGTATCTTCACCTTGAGCATCATTACCAGTGTAAAAAGGTGTTATGCTCATACTGGGTTGAGAACAAACTAAATTACCAAACTGATTTTTGCTTGTAGCTCCTTGATTTATATTCATATTCTGCCAATACTGGGCTACTGACTAAAGACGCTGAGAGAAGATATAACGCTAGTAGTTGTGATCGAGTCATTCTGGGTGATTTTTTCTATCATTTGGCTTGCTGCTCTTGTAGTAATAGATAAAGACCAGTCATCAGTTACAGTTTTTGGTGTAAATATTGCATCAGAATGAGCAATACCACCAGAACTGGCACTTGTCACCTCTATGTTTGAAGCTTCCCAAGAATTTATTGCAGCCCCATATTTTTCAGTCACTACCGAGCGAGTTATTGTCTGAGTAGTATTTTCAGTTCTGTTACTTGAGCCAGTAGTCCAAGTTGGAGTCCCATTTGCAAATACTGGACTTGATAGAAAAAAAGCTAAAATAATAAATTTTTTCATGTTTTTGGTTTTGTAGGTTCTACTTTTACGACTTCTGGTTTACTTGTTATTAGCTCAATCGGCTGCCTAATTATTATAGTCTGTTGTCCAGAGGAGTTGCCGACACCATTTGTTATATCACCTTCTTTCTTTTTCTTTTTAGCTCC